TGCAAATCAAAAATTAATTGAATCTGCTGGTATCACTCCTAACATTGGTGGGACTAGATTTGGTATGTGGCACATGGGCATGATGCCCCACGCTGGCAGTTCTACGGGAATGGCAATTGATTGCAGAAACATAAGCGACAGTATTTTTTGGGACATTGCTTTTTTGATGAACGGAACGGCAACGTTTGATATTGGGTTTGAACTTTACTCGCAAGATTTCGCCCCAAATGTTCATTGTTATTACAATACTTTTAAAGATATTTATATTAGAGCCACGCAAGCGAGTGGAAATCTTCCCGTTAAACAAGCGGTCAAAATTTTCGGTTCATGTGGAAATCATGTCTTTGACCATTTGACCGTTTCTGGCGTTTGGCCTACAACCACGCGACCAGCAATTGATATTGCATCATATTGCCGACACAACATTGTTATGAATAGTAACTTTGAGGGTCTTTTATTAAGCGGAACTAACACTGTAGTCATAGATCAAAGTTATGGAAACTATTATTGGAATAATTATTTTGAAAATACAGGCCAAGCATATTACTTTGGTGGTGAAGTCGAAACTGGGTCACGCGAATGGTCGGTTGTTGAAAAGAATGCTTTTGCCGCCAACACTATTAACAGCACAACCAATTCATTAGTGCAAGGCTCGACTTGGCGCGATAACTATGCGTTTGGTTCAGATGCTACGGTATTGGCTGCAATATACCAGCAAGAAACAGCTACCCGTGGTCGATACAACGAATATTATGAAGTTTCAAGAATTGAAGCTGGGCTGACCAAAACAAGCGCAAGGCTGTTAAAACTTTTAGTAGCAAACACGGAAAATGGAATTTTAACTTTTAACGCAACTACTGATGATAAATTAATTTCGGCTGTGGGTGCATCTAAATTAACCCTGCAAGGAACGGCTACTGGTGGATTTGTTTTATTTTCTTGTTCAACCGCTGACGTTGCTGGTGCAACAGTAAATTACAGAAACCCAATGTATTTGAGCTATGCGGGGGATGCTGCTGGTTATAGCACCGCAAATGCGGCGGCATATGTTGCTAAAAACGCTACTTCAAGCCGTTCAATCAATGCCGCTGGCACTCTTAACGCATCGGGTGCTGACTATGCTGAATACATGGTCAAAGAAAATGCTATTGAGATTGCAAAAGGCGACATTTGCGGCATTAATGCACAAGGTAAATTGACCAATGTGTTTGCTGACGCTGTAACATTTGTCGTGAAATCAACCAATCCATCGTATGTTGGTGGGGATAATTGGTTTTCTGAGCCGCAACCAACCGATGATCTTGATGCCCATGCTGAATGGATGCAAAGACATGAACAAGCCAGGGCAACAGTTGACCGAATTGCTTTTGCAGGACAAGTGCCTGTTAATGTAACTGGGGCGCAGCCAGGGGATTACATTGTTCCAATAACTGCAAATGGTGGCATTACGGGAGTTGCTGTAACCACCCCCACATTTGAACAGTATCAATTGGCGGTTGGCAAAGTCATTGCTATTGAACCTGATGGCCGCGCTCGAATCATCGTCAAGGTTGCATAACCGTACCAGTTCGGACAACTGGAAACCTTAATGTCTGACTGGATGGTTAGGCTGGAAACAAGGAAATATCATGGCTTTAGAAAAACAAACTGTTGTTGACTTAATTGAAGTCGTCGAAAATGGCATTGTTCAAGTACGCACCAAGACCGTCATCATAGAAGATGGCGCACAAATTAGCGGCACCTTTCATCGACACGTTGTTGTGCCTGGTGCTGATTACAGCGCTGAAGATGCCAAAGTGAAAGCCATTTGCGCTGCGGTGCATACGGCTGAAGTGATTGCCACTTACCAAGCGGCCCAAATTCCAGCATAATGCTGACAAACCCTTACCGGCGAGGTTCACCGGGGAATCTTAGGATTCATTGAAATGACTGAAGAAGTCCAACAAAACCTAGCGGAAGTAGACTCCGCGCCAGCAACGGAAGTGACGGCCACTCCTGAGACTGTTGAAAGTACGCCGGTAGTCGCTGATGAGCAGAAAGAACCTTCTAGGGTTTTTACCCAAGAAGAACTGGACGCAGCCATTGGCAAACGCCTTGCAAGAGAGCAACGTAAGTGGGAACGAGAACAAGCGCAGCGTCAGTCTGAACAACAGACGCTACAAGCAGCCCCGGCAGCATCCGCTGACCAGTTTGAGTCTACTGAAGCCTATGCGCAAGCACTGGCCCTCCAGAAGGCAGAAGAGCTGATCGCCAAGCGTGACCAAGCCAGGCAGCAGTCGCAAGTTCTTGAGAGCTACCACGATCTTGAGGAAGAAGCGCGGAGTAAGTACGACGACTTTGAACAAGTTGCCTACAACCCCAAACTTCCAGTTACGAACGTGATGGCTGAAACGATTCAGTCTTCGGAGATTGGCCCTGAGTTAGCGTACTACCTCGGGTCTAACCCTAAAGAAGCGGAACGTATCTCACGCATGACGCCCTTGAGCCAGGCAAAAGAGATTGGGAAAATTGAAGCCAAATTGGTTTCAGCGCCCCCGGTCAAGAAAACAACGTCTGCGCCAGCACCGATTTCTCCCGTAACGGCTCGCTCCTCTGGAGCGCCGGCTTATGACACGACTGACCCACGGTCTACCAAGACCATGAGCGCCTCAGAGTGGATTGATGCCGAACGAGCCCGACAGTTGAAAAAGATGCAGGCAACCCGCTAAATTTTTAAAGGATTTTTTCCATGGCTAACAGTATCTTAACCATCGACATGATCACGCGCAAAGCGCTTGAGATTCTCGAAAACAACCTTGTGTTGACCCGTAACGTGAACCGTCAGTACGACGACAGCTTTGCTGTTGAAGGTGCCAAGATTGGTTCGACCCTGCGTATTCGCCTGCCTGATCGCGCTTTGGTGACCGACGGTGCCGCCTTGCAAGTTCAAGACGACAACGAGCAGTTCACCACCTTGACCGTGGCCAGCCAAAAGCACATCGGTGTCAACTTCACATCTGCTGAATTGACCATGCAATTGGACGACTTCGCAGAGCGTGTGTTGAAGCCTCGTATCAGCCAGTTGGCCAGTTCCATCGACGCCGACGTCGCCAATGCTTACAAGAGCATCGGTAACACCGTGGGCACGCCTGGCACCACTCCTTCAACTTCTTTGGTGCTGTTGCAAGCCCAGCAGAAGCTGAACGAGAACGCCGCTGTGATGAGCCCCCGTTATGCCACCGTCAACCCCGCCGCTAACGCTGGTTTGGTCGAAGGCATGAAAGGTCTGTTCAACCCCACCGATACCATCAGCCGCCAATTCAAAAACGGCATGATGGGCATGGGCGTGTTGGGTTTTGACGAGATCAACATGTCTCAGTCGATCAAACAGCACACCACTGGCACCCGCGTTGCTACCGGCACCGTCACTGCTGCCGCTGTGACCGCTGAAGGCTCTGCGACTCTGACGCTGACTGTTGGTACTGGTGAAACCATCGCCGTTGGTGACGTGTTCACGATTGCTGATTGCTTTGCTGTGAACCCACAGACCCGTGAGTCCACCGGCTCGCTGTTCCAGTTCGTGGCTTTGGCATCAACGACTGCCACCACCACTGCTACTGTGACCGTGGCGCCGATGTACTCAGCAACTAACGCTCTGGCTACTATGCTGACTTTGCCAGCTAACGCTAAGGCCGTGGTGTTTGTGGGCGCTGCTTCAACCCAGTACCCCCAGAACTTGGTCTACCACAAGGACGCCATCACGTTCGCGACGGCTGATCTCTTGCTGCCCCAAGGCGTAGACATGGCCGCGCGTGCCGTCCACAATGGCATCAGCTTGCGTGTGGTTCGCCAGTACGACATCAACAACGACCGTATGCCTTGTCGTATCGACGTGTTGTATGGCTTCTCCACCATTCGTCCTCAGATGGCTTGCCGCATTTGGGGTTGATCTGAAACGGGGCTTCGGCCCCTTTCTTCGTAACATCTTTTTGAAGGAAATTTATCATGGCTTTACCTAATGGCGCAGGTGGTTATCAAGTCGGTGCTGGCAACCGTCAAGAAACCCTTATGAGTGCAATGGCTGCACCGCAAACCGCAACTACAACCGCAACTTTGACCGCCGCTCAAGTGGTCAACCAGATGCTGGTTGCAAACCCCGGTTCTGGTGCTCCCGCCGTCTACACTTTGCCCACCGCAGCGTTGATCGACGCCGCCGTGCCCAACGCCACCGTTGGCAGCACGTTTGATCTGTCGCTGGTTAACATCGGCACCAGTTCGGGCACCGCAGCACTGGCAACCGCTACCGGCATCACCGACGGCGGCAACGCTTTTGTTGCGCTGGCAATCACAACTAGCGCAATGTTCCGGTTCCGTAAAACCGGCGATGCTGCGTACACTGTGTACAAAATGGCCTAAACCTAATGGGGGCGTTTGCCCCCATTTTTTTCTTTTGGAACTGATAAAGGAATTTAATCATGGCAAATAACAAACCTATTGGCGTTGCATACGCTGACCCCCAACTGGATTCGTTCCAAGTTGGCGCAGCTAATGAGCCAATTGAGATCACTTCTGCTGGCGTCCTTAACGGCGCGTATGCCACCACTTCGGCAACGTCGGGCGACACTCGCCTTAACTTCAACCGGTTAACCTTCACTTCAACTGGTTCTGGTGAAACTGCCCGTTTCTTGACCCGTGTAACTGGCGCAAACGCTGCCACTGCCGGCACAATCAACGGCGCGCACGTCAGCACCTCGGTCAACACTGGCGGCACCATTAGCGGCGCGGCCAACGCCATTCGTGCAACCATTGGTGGCACGTCTACCAACCCCGGCGGTACCTTGGCGGCTTTGCAACTGGACTCTGACTTTGCCTCTGGCGGCACTTGGAGCAATGCGTCCTTTCTGCGCGTGACCAACTCTGGCACGGGCGAGGTGGGTAACTTTGCTCTGATGCCTGCGGTTAGTGCAACTGGCGTGTTCCGCGCTAAGGTGGGGTCGCCCGTGGTCAGCCATACCATCCCCGTAGTTAGCGGCGGTACGACCTATTACATCATGGTCAGCACGGTTGCCTGATGGTAATCACCAAAGAATTTCTCATTGGAGAAATTCAATCGCTTGAGCAAGAGATTGGAAAAGCGCAAGCCTTTCTGACTCAAGCTCAAGCGGTTTTGAACGCCTATCAAATGCTTGCTCGTAGATTGGATGAGCCAGAACCAACACCCCTGGAAGAATAATGCCTATCATTTACATGTCTCACCCCGTCCACGGCGCAAAGATTGCATCGATGGAACTTGAAGCTGTAGCAGACGAACAAAATGGTTGGACACGTTATACTCTTGACACGCCTGATGTTGTTGAAGAGGCGGCTCCACAGGAAGTAAAACGTAGACGTGGCCGCCCGGCTGTTGAGGCGGTCGAACAAGGAGCGTAAAGATGGCCACCTACTCTGCTGCCGATCAGATCAACCGGGCGCTGCGGCTGCTGGGTGTGCTGGCCGAGGGCGAAACGCCAGCGGCATCAGTATCTCAAGATGCGCTGATGGCGCTCAACCAGATGATTGACTCTTGGAACACTGAGCGTCTATCTGTTTTTTGCACCATTGACCAGATTGTCAACTGGCCGGTTAGCTCAATTGAAGAAACCCTTGGCCCCACTGGCTCCTTGGTGCGCCTAAACGGTACCGCCGTGCGACCTGTTTTGGTTGACGACTCCACCTACTTTAAAGACCCCGGCACCGGGGTGTCGTATGGCATCAAGCTGATTAATCAACAACAGTACAACGGCATCGCGGTCAAGACTGTGACCTCAACCTTTCCCCAAGTCATGTTTGTCAACATGACCTACCCAAACGTTACGATCAACATCTACCCGCGCCCTACACGCCTGCTGGAGTTCCATTTTGTCAGCGTGCAAGAGCTTAGTCAGCCTGCCAACTTGGCAACCGACATTTTGTTCCCGCCTGGGTATCTACGGGCTTTTGTGTACAACTTGGCCATGGAGTTTGCGCCTGAGTTTGGCGTTGAGCCTAGCCCCCAGGTGCAACGCATTGCAATGACCAGCAAGCGCAATCTAAAGCGCATCAACAACCCCGATGACATCATGTCAATGCCGTATTCGCTAATTGCCACCCGTCAACGTTTTAACATTTACGCAGGAAATTACTAACATGGCCACCATTGCAATCACCTCCCTTCCCGCCGCAACTGCCGCCGCCGTTTCTGATGTTTTGCCAATTGTGCAGTCAGGCACAACCAAACAAGTTACCAACGCACTGCTATTTACCAACTCAACTTTGGTTGCACCCGCGCTTGGTACGCCCGCCAGTGGCGTTTTGACCAACTGCACGGGTTTGCCGATTGCAACGGGCGTATCTAATTTAGGTACTGGTGTAGCAACATTTTTGGCAACCCCATCAAGTGCAAACTTGTTGGCAGCTTTAACTGATGAAACAGGTACGGGGGCAAATGTATTTGCCAATACGCCCACACTGATAACCCCCGTTATCGGCGCGGCCACAGGCACAAGTCTTTCACTAAGTAGCTTCAGCGCCGTAAGCGCTGCTGCACCAACCATTGCAAGCGCAACAACAATTGCCCCGACAACACCAATTGTTTTTGTTTCGGGGACAACGGCGGTAGTGACCATCACGGCCGCAGCGCCAATTTCTACTGGTGGCGGTACGATTACATTGATTCCTACTGGCGCATTTACTTGGACAGCGGCGGGAAATATTGCCGTACTTGGAACGGCGGTTGTTAGTAGGGCACTCACAATGACTTACGACGTTACAACGACCAAATGGTATCCAAGTTACGTTTAACATGAAAACGCCTATCCTTGGCTCGACCTATGTGACCCGCAGCATCAACGCTGCGGATGCCCGTATGGTCAATCTGTTTCCAGAAGTCATACCCGAGGGCGGTAAAGAGCCGGCATTCTTGCAGCGTTGCCCAGGCTTGGTGCTTTTGTCAACGGTGGGCACTGGCCCGGTTCGTGGATTGTGGGCGTTTTCACCCAACGATGGCGTGGGTTTTGTGGTATCAGGCACTGAGCTTTACAAGATTAACAACGCCTACGCGGCCACGCTGATTGGCACCGTGGCCGGCACTGGGCCGGTCAGCATGGCCGACAACGGCACGCAACTGTTCATTGCCGCCGACGGCCCCAGCTACATCTACAACAACACCACCAACGCCTTTGGCCAGATCAATGACCCTGACTTTCCCGGCGCGGTAACGGTTTGCTATCTGGACGGCTATTTTGTGTTCAACGAACCTAATAGCCAAAAGATGTGGGTCACAACCCTTTTGGATGGCACATCCATTGACCCACTTGAGTTTGCCAGCACCGAAGGCTCGCCTGACGGCCTGCTGGCCGTGGTGTCCAACTTCCGCGAGGTTTGGGCCTTTGGCACAAACTCCATCGAAGTCTGGTACGACTCAGGCGCCACAGACTTCCCCCTGCAACGCATCCAAGGCGCGTTCAATGAACTTGGCTGCGCTGCCCCATACTCCATTGCCAAGATGGACAATGGCCTTTTCTGGCTGGGCCGGGATCGCCGGGGGCAGGGTATCGTCTACCGGGCCAACGGGTATCAAGGCCAGCGCATCTCAACCCATGCGGTTGAGTGGCAAATCCAACAGTACACCGACATGTCGGACGCTATTGCGTACACTTATCAACAGGATGGCCACAGCTTTTACGTGCTGATCTTCCCCACGGCCAACACCACTTGGGTGTATGACGCAGCCACCCAAGCCTGGCATGAGCGGGCTGGCTTTGTTGAGGGCGAATTTACCCGGCACCGCAGCAACTGCCAGATGGCGTTCAACAATGAAATTGTTGTTGGCGACTTTGAAAACGGCAGCATCTACGCCTTTGACCTTGACGTGTACGCCGACAATGGCCAAATTCAGAAATGGCTGCGCACTTGGCGGGCGTTGCCTACAGGGCAAAACAACCTTAAGCGCACGGCCCATCACAGCTTGCAATTGGATTGCGAGACAGGCGTAGGGTTAAACCTATACCCTGCATACGCCAGCGAAAACATAGACACTGAGTCGGGGTTAAACCTTGTGGCTCAATATGTGCAAACATACTTGGCCACTCAATCAGGCGTTATATTGACCACTGAAGCAGGGGATGGTTTTGAACCGCTAGGGCAATACGAGCTATCAGATACTGATATTACGGGCTATGAAATTGTCACCAATTCATACCCTGCCGCACCAGGCTACAACCCCGAAGCCATGTTGCGTTGGTCAGATGACGGCGGCCACACTTGGTCAAACGAGCATTGGTCGCCACTTGGCAGAATTGGTGCGTATGGCCACCGGACGTTTTGGCGGCGGCTGGGCATGACCGTCAAACTGCGAGACCGCGTCTATGAGCTGTCCATGACTGACCCGGTCAAAGTGGCCATCATGGGCGCCGAGTTGATTATCAGCCCAACCAATGCCTAGCCCTAACGCAACGCCTACGCCCATTACGCCCCCCAGGGTGCCGTTGATTGACCCGCGTACCGGGTTGATTGACCGGGCGTGGTACTTGTTTTTTCTGTCGCTCAACGACATTGCGACTGATGTAGTAGATGATGGTGGCCTTGGCCCTGACTCAATATCCTTAATTGCGTCCTATGACGCCGCGCTTCGCTTGGTCAATCAGGAACTGCAAACGCTGCCGCCGGGTTTGGTGTCTCAGATTGCTGAGATGCAAAAGCAGATTGAAGGGTTGCAAGTGCAGCCCATTCTTGACATTGGTGCAGTCAACGCATCTATTGCCGCGCTGTCAACCGTGCCAGTGACTGTAACAACAGACTTTACAGTGGGCACCAGCAACTGGTACATCAACAATAAGTCGGGCTCGACCTGTACGGTAACCTTGCCAACTGCGTCCACATGGCCCGGTCGGTATTTGACCTTCCAAAACTATCAAGCCCAGACGCTGGTGTCAGCGTCCAGCAATGTTGTTCCCCAAGCCGGTGGGGCAGCGGGCACCGCAATCCTCTTGGCAGTTGCAGGCAATTGGGCGACAATGGTGTCTGACGGCACCAATTGGGTCATCATGCAAGCTGCCGCTAACAATTGCCTTTTACTGGAGTAACCCATGACAGTCACCGTCAAAGTCCTTGTTCCCGCCAAACTTGTTGTGGCCGCGCAAACAACCCAGTACACAGCTACTGGCGTCACGGCCATCATCGACAAATTTACCGCGACCAATTACAGCGGCAGCGCTGCGACCATTAGCGTCAATTTGGTCACTGCGTCGGGGGCGTTTGGCGATTTGAATTTGATCACCAAGACCAAGACGCTCCAAGCGTCTGAGGTCTATACTTTCCCCGAGTTGGTGGGCCAAGTGCTGGGTGTGGGCGACTTCATCAGCACTGCGGCAAGCACTGGCTCAGCTATCAACATGCGCGTCAGTGGCCGTGAAGTAACCTAAGGAGAGCAGCATGGGATTTTTTCAAGACTTAGTAACAAACCCAATTGGCACGCTATCTGATACCGCAACCAAAGTTGTATCCAATCCAGCCGGCGCAATTAACGACTACTGGAATAGCGGCGGACGCGATGCAGCTACTTTAGCCGCCTTGGCCGCCGCTGCTTATGCTACCGGCGGCATGTCTGCTGGAGCGGGTGCTGGGGCTGCGGGGGCTGGAGCTGGAGCGGCGGGTGCTGGGGCCGCGGGTGCAGGTGCGGCTGGGGCCAGCAGTTATTTGATGCCTGCGGCCATACTTGGCAGTTCCTTGCTTGGGGCCGGTGCAGCGCGCAGCGCGGGTAGCACGCAAGCAGACGCTGCAACGCGGGCAGCAGAATTGCAACTTCAACAATTTAGAGAACAGGCTTTGCTACAAGAGCCTTTTCGTCAAGCTGGCGTGCGTGCGCTGCCTCAGCTTGAAGCACAACGCAACATGATGCCGGGGGCGTTTACTGGCCAAGTCAACTTAGGCCAAGACCCAGGCTATGCGTTTCGATTGTCGGAAGGCCAGAAAGCGCTGGATCGCAGCGCCGCCGCCCGAGGTGGCTTGATCTCTGGCGGGGCCATGAAAGCCGCGCAACGCTTCGGTCAAGAAATGGGCAGTCAAGAGTATCAAAACGCCTACAACCGGGCGCTGACGGGCTACAACGCCGATGTGGCGCGTGAAGCTACAGGCTACAACCGTCTGGCGGCTTTGGCGGGTATTGGCCAGACGGCCACGGGTCAGATTGGCACTGCCGGGCAAAACATGGCGTCCAACGTGGGCAACCTAATGACATCAGGCGCAGCCGCAAACGCTGCGGGTCAAGTTGGCGGGATGAACGCTTTGACCGGTGGCTTGAGCACCTATTTGAACTACAACCAAGGCAACAGTTTGGTCAACGCACTTAACGCCCGTGGCGGTGGGGGCGGTGGGGGTAATTTTATGAACCAATACAACGCAATCGGTAGCGGGCCTGCTTCGGCTGGCTATGGGTATTACGACATACCTATGCAGCCCGGTGGAGGATATTAATCATGGCACTTGACCCAAGCATTGCATTAGGCGTTCGGCCTCTTGAAGTCCCCAACCAACTGGCCCAGTACGGCCAACTTGCCCAAATTCAAAACGCGCAACGTCAAGGTGAAGTTGCTCAGATGCAATTAGAGCAATTGAAACAAGACCGCGTGGAAATGCAAGGGTTTCAAAAATTTTTGGTTGAAAGTGGCGACAACCCCGACTTAAAACAATTCGCCACTAGATTGCTCAGATCGCCTAAGCATTACGAAAAAGGCGTGGAGATGCTGCAAAAGCTCCAAGAGCAAGATAAATTTGATGCGTACCTTAAACGTACGCAACCTGCCGCCGCGCCTGCTGCGCCAGGAATGCTAGGGTCTGGTACGGCTGGCATCATGCCCGCCGGGCCAGCGCCAACCGCGCCGCCAGCAGTCAACGCATTGGCCCCCTCGCCGGGCGGTATGCTTGCGGCTGCGCCTGTACCTGTAAATGCGTTGGCCGCACAGCCCACGCTTGCTGACCTTGAGGCAAACTATCGCGCAGTGTCAGGCATTAACACCTTGGGCGCCAAAGCCGAAGCTGAGATGATCAAAGATCAAATCAAGATTATGCGCACGCCGCAAATTGTTAGCGCGGGCAGCACCGTGCTTGCAAATGGAAGACCTGTTTATACCGCGCCAGAAAAAGCGGCTGCGCCGCCGTCTATGGTGGCCGAATATACGTTTGCCAAAACACCAGACGGCGGCAATTTTAGAGGGTCGTATCAAGATTTTGTTACCGCCCGCGCTGCGGCTGGCCGCGCACCCGCGCAACCAGCGCAGCCCGTTGCGCCCACAATCACACAGATTGTTGACCCGACTAACCCCAATCAAATGATTTCTGTAGACGCACGGCGCTACCGAGGCGGCGGCGTAGGATCGCCCGGCGTTATTGGTGTTGGGGGTAAAGAACCAGGCGCGGCGATGCGCATCAATAAAGCGGAAGAAGGCAAAACACAACTTGCAAATGATTTAGATAACTTGCGTTCTTCGTTTACAGAACTTGATCGACTTCGCGCTATCCCAAGTACAGAACGTAATGTTATTTCCAATCTTATGTCCGCCGCACAAGCGTCAGGTGTGGGTCAAGTATTAGGTCGGGCTGGCGGTAGCCCAGAGCAAGTTGAACGCGATGTCATTAACAGCGCGCGTCAACGATTGGTGGCTTCAATTAAGAACGCTACTGGAATGTCGTCAAAGTCTTTGGACTCCAATATGGAATTGCAAACCATGTTACGGTCTATTTCTGATCCTGGTCAATCGGTTGAAGCCGCGTTGCGTATTATTGATGATATTGAAAATGCGTATGTTAAAGGCAGCGGTATGTTGCCTAAACGCGATCAGCCAGGTGCGGCGGGGCAAGGAACTAGTGGATTTAAATATCTTGGTAAAGAAAGCAAATAATGGCTACCAAATACCGTGTTCAAGGCCCAGACGGCGCAGTTCACGTCTTTGAAGGCCCAGATGACGCAACCCCTGGCCAAGTAGAAGCGTTTGCCGCGCAAACTTTTGGGGCAGCGCCTGCGCCAAGAGGCACGGGCATGCCCGCGCCGCGCAGAACTGGAACTGCTGCCGATCTGATTCCCGGCAATACCTACGCGGTGCCTGCGTCAACAGCAGCGCCAGCGCGCGCGCCTGCGTCGTTCACAGAAAAGTTGCTTGCACCTGTTGAAACCGCCGTAGCGCTTACAACTGGCGCAATCACAGGGCCGATTGTTGCGGGCTCAGAAGTGCTTGGCGCGCTGACCAGCGGCAAATATGGCACAAAAGAAGGCGTCCGCGCTGGCGAAGCCCAGGCGCGCCAAGTCCAGCAATTTTTTCAGCCTGCACTTAGCCCCACGGCGCAAGATTACACTGAAGCAATTGGCAACGCGCTGGCCAGCACTGGTCTGCAAGGAGTCCCGCTTAACGTGCTGGGCGATTTGTCCAGAGGAGTTAGCGCAGGCACTCGCGCCGCCGCGCCCATGGTCAAGGCACCAATACAAGCGCGCCAGCAGCGCATCCAAACTGAGCGTGTGCGTGAGAGCGAAATGAACGCCCCGCGCATTGACGCGGCCAAAGATGCGTTTGACATGGAATTGTCGTTGAACCCGTCGCTGTCCAACCCCAGCGCGGCCAACCGTATGCGCGCTGCTGCGGTAGGGTCAACGGCGCTGGACAGCAACTTATCCAAGCTCAATTTGCCCAAAGTTGCCGCGCGCGCCCGAGAAGATATGGGTTTACCAGAAACCATAAAACTTGACGCAAAAGCGTTTGATACCGCGCTGGACGCGCCGGCAATTAGCGTGCCGTATGACAAGGTTAGGGCAATCCCCCGTGTGACCGCCGATGCCGCCATATTGGATGATCTTGACAACTTGCGTGTTGCGCCAACAATTGGCGACATGGGTCAAGCTAATGCCATCAATGAGTTTGTAAATACAGCTAAGCAACAACTGCAAGCTAACGCCGATGGCAAAATCATTGTGGAAAGCATTCGCCAGCGCCGCCGAGACGCGCAAGCAATTTACAACCAACAGTCTGCCGGCATCAACCCACCGTCACCCGAAGCAATAGCCCGCGCGGATGCAAGCATGGGCATTGCCAACGCGCTGGAAAAAGCGGTTGAGAACAGCATTACCGACCCTCGACTGTTGACTGAATTTCAAAATGCGCGCTCATTGGCCGCACGAATTTACGATTACCGCCGCGCCACCAACTTGGCCACCGGCGTGGTTGATCCTCAAGTCTTGGCAAAAATGGCCGCTGAAGGCAGACCTTTGTCAGGCAATGCGGCAAAAATTGCAAACGCTGCGGCCAACTTTCCTGAGAACCTGCAAGGTGGCGTGTTTCGCGCGCCGACATTTAGAGAAAAACTTACCCGGTCTAGTGCAGGCGGCACTGCTGGCGCGCTTATCGGTTCGGTAGGCGGCTTGCCAGGTGCAATTATTGGCGGCGGCATAGGCGCGGCGGCGGGCAATCTAGGTGCTGGAATGGCCGCACGTAGCATGGCCACGCCGGGGTATCAAAAGTCTGTAGCAATGCCGCCAGATTATCGGCCAATCCCGTCAGGGCTGACGCCTGCCGAAATCAACTACGGCCCCAACCAACTTGTGCCGTACAACTACGGGCAGCAAGCGTTTACGCCGCCTAATTTTGTAATGACGCCCGAGCGTTACGGCCCACAGGTAACGCCAAGCGCCCCAAACATGGCCCGCGCCTTGCCCGCGCCCAGCGCAGAAGGCACTATGAATGCGTTGCGCATGGAAGACGCCCGCCGCGCCGCGCTGTCGCGCACGCTAGGCCAGCAGGCTGAGGCACAACAGGCCGCGGCTGAAGCGGCTGCGCGCAGGCCCGCTACCGGTGAAGTCATCCTTGATTTTGACCCCATCACCGGGCGCTTCCGCGAGGCCAGCCAAGGCATCAAGGGTGCAACGCCTGAGACATTCCAGAAGCTGTCGGCGTTGGATGACGCAGCCAAGAAAGTTACCGCAGGCAAACTGTTTGATCTGACAGCAACTGAGAAGATTGCATGGGAAAAAGCCAAAGTTGATTTTGCCGAAGTGGCGCCAGGCTTCAAGTCGCTCACCAACAAAGCCATCGCTGAAAAGATGATGGATCGCGCTTGGATTCAAGACACAATTACCAAGGCCCGTGAAAAGGCCGCAATGTTTGACGACATCTCCAAGCGCGTGGCGGGCGACCAAGCCAAGCGCGATGCGGCCATCAAGCGCGATCAGATGCTTGACGTGTTAGAAACGCTTGAAAAGAGTTTAAGCGCTGCGCGCCCTGACGTGTCTGGCAAGCAGCAAGGCCCAAAGACCCGCGCAGCTAAACGTAACGCTTTGGCACCTGACAACCAAAACAAATTGGCCGAATGATGGACTACCAAGTACTCTTCAACATCGCTGTGGCCATTGCCGGGTTCTTCGGCGGGTGGACGCTCAACCGCATCTACATCGCCATCGACCGGCTGGACGGCGACGTGCGCAACATGCCCATGAACTACGTGAACCGCGACGATTACAAGGCCGACATCCGCGACATCCGCGAGATGCTGGGCAAAATTTTTGACAAGCTCGACAACAAGGCCGACAAATGAGCGAGGAAAAAATTCAAGCCATGGAAAGCAAAAGCGCTCTAATTGAGAAGATCACGTTTGCGTTGTTGCCTCTGTTGTTCTCTTGTGTGGTCTACCTGATGTCGGCGCTGTCTAATCTGGCCCATGAGGTGACCATCCTCAACAGCAAGATTAGCTTGGTGGTGACCAGCGACAACCGACAAGCAGTTAACTCTGGCGCCGAACTGGCGCGTGAGAAGCTACGCCAAGACTTGGAAAAAGAAATCCAAAAGAACCGGGATGACATTCAAGTCAACCGAATGCACATTGCCATCCTTGAAGAAAAAACACGCGCAAAAGGAAAATAATGCTCACTCTATTCTCATCCCTCATCAGCTTCCTGATGGGCGGCTTGCCCAAAATCCTTGAGCTATTCCAAGACCGCGCTGACAAGAAGCATGAGCTGGCGCTGGCCGCCATGCAAACCGAGCGCGAACTGACCTTGAAGAAAGCTGGCCTGGAAGCGCAAGAGCGCATTGAGCACATCCAGACCGAGCAGATTCAGATCAACGCCGAGGTCACCAACAACCAGACGGCCATGCAAGAGCGCCAGGCGCTCTATGCGCACGACATCGCGCTGGGCCAAGGCGCCAGCATCTGGGTGACCAACATGCGCGCAGCGACCCGCAGCGTCATCACCTACGGCATGTTCATCATGTTCATGTTCGTCGAGGTCTTTGGTTTTTATTACGCCTGGCATACAGACGTGGCCTTTGATGTGGCGCTCAATCACCTGTGGGACGATGAGACCCAGATCATCTGGGCTTGCATCGTGAGCTTCTGGTTTGGTGGCCAAGCGTTTAAGTCGAAATGAACGTCAGCGCTGATGCGATCAAGATGATCCAGCACCATGAGGGCATTCGGTACAAACCGTACCGCTGCCCAGCACAGCTTTGGACAATAGGAGTAGGTCATGTTCTTTACCCAGATCAAGCAAAAATTCCAATCGATCAAAGAGGCGCTTACCCGCTTCGCCCAGAAGACAATCGCACGTTTTCAAAAGACGAAGTAGATGGAATTCTTAGAGCCGATCTTCAGCGCTTTGAGCGCGGCGTGGGGCAACTCATTCCCGTGGCCCTTACCCAAGGCCAATTCGATGCTTGCGTCAGCTTTGCTTTCAATGTTGGTCTGGGAACGCTACAGCGCAGCACCTTCCGTCAGAAGGTTCTTCGCGGGGAAAAAGACGCGGCCATAGCGTCGCTGTTGCAATACTGCAAGGCCGGCGGCAAGGTGCTCCGAGGGCTTGAGAACCGCCGCAAGGACGAAGCCGCGCTGTTCATGTCCTGAACATCTGCTTCTTTTTGAAGAAGTACCGAATCACCTGATAGTCCACGCCAAAGCGCTTGGCAATTTCCTTCTTGCTGACGCCTTGGTTCCACAGCGTTATGGCCCTGGATTCGCTGATGGGTGTGGGCTTGCGCCCGCTGCCTGGCCTGGCGCCGCCTCTAGTCTTCATTGAGCGCCATCCAGACCATTACACAAACCACGCCGACGCCCACTGCAGCACCAAGAAATCCGATTGCAAAAACGGCAAGTATGGCTTCAATCATGTCTTCTCCTTTGGTGGCATTTCTGGGCAAGGCATCCAATACAGTGGATGGTGATATACGGTGTTTCCATTAGACGCTAACCACTGAAAAACACCCGGCTTTGATGGATGTTCATATAAGGTTGCTGTATGCGAAACAGATTGATCTGCCCACGCAACAATGCAGCGTTGCTTATGTTCTGGCAGTTGATCTGCGCTTTTAATCCATTTCATGTCTTCTCCTTGATGTCGTAAAACCAATCGTCGCCCGCGCTCCACTTGCGTGTGCCATCCACCGTCCACAGCTTTTGAGCCGCTTGGAAGTCAGGAAACTTTGTTTCAGCAGGAATAAGGCTCTGGTCGTACCACAGGCATCTGTTGTTGGGCTGGCAAGCAAACTGCCCGTTGTCCAACATGATCCAGTTGAAGCTCTTGTGCTCTTCGGCCTGCTCGGTAAAGCCCGTGTCCAAGTCCATGCCATCAGCGCAAAAGTCCACGGTGAACAAGTACCGCCCAAAGTGCCACTGCTTGTCTTTGCCCAAGAATTTAACGCCCAGGTTACGCAAGCCGATCTTTTCAATGACTGTGAATCTGTAACTCATGCAGTCCCACAATTGGAGCGTGTCAATGGGTAAATCACCGTGACTTTCTTTCCACACATAGGCGTGGATGGGTAGCTTGTCGTACAGCGCACCATACGCTGGCAACAGCGATTCGATGCGAAACACTTGGCCCCGTAGTGCTTTGAGACTGACCCAGATGGCAGGCTCCAGTTCGCCTTGCCCTTTGTGGTCGTTGTACAGAAACTCACGTTTGACAAAACATTTGATGGGCGGCAACGATGCCACGATATAGCTCATGTCTTATTCTCTTGCTCTGGCTGTGCCAATCGTTCTTTGAGGGCGGCTATGGCGTTGTCCCCGTAATCAAGCGCGTCAAATGTTTGCCACGCGCCCGTCAACAGCTCTAAAGCCTCAAGCGCCAGCTTCATTGCTTCTTTGTCAGTCATTTCAACATCTCCCTGTATGCGTTGATGGCGGTCTTCAAATCGTTTTGCAACTGCTGGATGCGGTCGTCTTGCTCTTGCATCTTGGCGTAAGCCTCTGCGGCAAATTTGGCCAGGTTCTCCTGACTCCATGTGTCAAATGCTGGCATGGCTTACCTCACTCGGCGCAAGGGCTTGATTTCGATAAATTTCTCAGGCGGGGGCGGGGGCAAGTTCGCGCTGGGCGGCACCCAGCCTTGCTTGCGCCAAGTCTTTTGCACGTCAGCACCTGTTGTCCACTTATAACGCGGGTCGTCGGCGTTAATCCAAGGTTGGGTGATCTTGGTGCCTGGGGGTGGTGTCCAATGGTTCATGGTCGTCTTGCCTCCTGTAGTATTTCAATCCGCTCGCGGGATGCCCGCAAGGCCGTGTAGCGCTGGTGCAGCCGCTCCAGCACAGACACTCTTTTGGCTGACTCACGTTCATGGGTCAGCATCTCCAAAACCTTGGCTTCATCCAAGGTCTTGAGTTCAGCGTTTAGTTTTCGCCAAGTGATTTCCAATTTTTGTCTCCAGTTTAGCTATCAAATCAATAGTGTGTTGCCATGTGCGCGTTGCGGCGTTGGCGTCCTTGCGGTGAATTTTCAATATGGATCGCGCCGCTTTGAGTTGCGCTTTCCACAGGTCTAGTCTGGTCATTTAAGTTCCTCCATTGCAATATCCGACACCGCCCGCTTGTCATGCAAGGCGGCAAAAATTTTTTCGTCAATCGTTTTGTTGGTCAGCATCACGTAGCACCACACAGCGTGTGCTTGGCCTGAGCGGTGCAAACGACCAATGGTCTGTTCGTACAACTCCAAACTCCACGGCAGGGACAGAAACACCATGTGACACCCACCGTGCTGGAGGTTGAGCCCGTGGCCGGCTGACTTTGGATGGACGGCCAATAGCCTGACTTGTCCAGCATTCCATCGCTCGATGGCTCGGTCGTCGTCAAGAGTCGTGGGGTTGAACCGGCGCTTGAGTTCGGCGAGTTCTTCTTGGTACTGGTAAACAATGATGGTATTTGCGTGTTGGTT